GCGTCGTGAACGGCGTGCCATAAATTCATGCTGTGGTATAGGGTCATTAATCATTTCCCCCGTAGCGCCAGCGGTCAAGAAGTTCTTCGACCTCCCTACGAATCTGCTCAGGAGGGGTTATTCAGCCCTCACTTCCCATCTTCTCCGCCCTTCCACCGAAGGTGACAATCTAAAATCGTTGTCATTCGTTGTTCGGGTTTTTTACATACTTCGCTCTTAACCATCGCTTCCGTAGTTCCGCCCCGATCTTCGGCACTAACGGCCTAATCCTTATTCGGGGTCTAACTTCAAACAACTTAGTCTGTTGTTGAGAAGATTGTGCTGCAGATTCCTCTTTGCACTCGCATAGCCAAGGAGCTATACTTTCCAAAGTCCCGTAGATCCGTAAGACGTTTGTACATACATCGCATTTCATGCATCGTCCTCTGTTTTTGGGTGCGTTGCTTCCAGCCATGCGACCCAACACCAGTATAATTTCGACATAACATGATTCACTTCTTCCTGTGTCCAACCAAGCGTCAACTTCGGACGGTCTGCCCAACAGTCGTTCAAAATTGCTTTCAGTAATGTCATCGGGCCACTTCCCGGAAGGTCCGTCATCGATTCCATCCGACGTGCCCACTCAATATTATGCTCGCCCAATTCGGCCTCACCCATCAAGCTCCACTGATCGTGGTCTTTAATCATCAGATTCACATCCCACATACGGCTTAATCGCCGTTCTCATCTGTGTCGTGAACATTGGGATTACCTCTGCAGGTACCCAAGTCCATTTTCCGTCTCGCTTCACTCGCCAATATGGTTTCGCCATGTATGCACGGTGCATACACAGGCACTTAAATGTATTCATGCCCAAGCTGGGATTTCTTCTTGTTCAAATCCAAAGAGGTCATCTACAAATGCTCCAACACTTCGTCCGACATTTGTAGCCTTATCCATCATTCTCATACTAGCTGCAAACCAAGCTAGATCAGCAGGTCCAATCATTGGACTATCTGCCAATACAACTGGAGCCGTCGCTACCATGAATATAACGCCGACACCAAGACCATAGCCGTAGCCAAATTGCTCAGCCGGGCCCCAAGTTTCGATGCCCTCGCTTGTCTTAGCAATTTTAGTTGCCGATTTGCCAATCGACTTAACGTCTTTAGCAACTGCACGCTGTTGCTTACGACGCTTCGCACTGGTTCGACCAGTGCCGTAGCTATAATCTGCCTCGAGTTCAATTAACTCTCCACCGATCTCAAAATAAGTTTTTTTTCGAGCAGTCATTCAATCCACTCCCAATCGCATGCATAACATATGCAATGCGACATATCGTAATCTTTCAACACAAAAGTGTCAATCTTACTTGATCCACAACGTTCGCATATCATACGTTTCACTTCTTGCGACGTCTATTTACTTTTTTCTTGCTAGCCGCAACTAATTTCTTGGTCGATTTCTTACCGTCGGTATATCGATATCGAACCAATTTTCCGTTTTTCTTGAATGTCTTTCCATATTTGTAAGCCATCAAAAACACACTCCGCTCATTTGTGCCAAGAGGCGGTCGCTAACACCAAGGAGATGTAAAAGACCAATCGCCAATAAATATTCGATTCGATTGTTCTTCAAATGGTTGAAGAGAGATGCGGCAGTAACCGCACTCTTGACAGTTTCAACTTCTGGTGTAGGAGTCACTTTCAGGCCTCCAACATCGATTCACAAAGATAACCCCGGTGAGTTCCGGGAATCATATCTACAAGGATTATGATCGTACCTTGTTCTGGACTCTGATTTGATACGTCAAACCTAACAAGCCCACAAGGGAAATTACCACCTTTCAATCGAACAGTGTTCGAGATTGTAGTTGGTGTGAAATATTCCACATCATGGAATTCAAGACCTGGCAATTGATTTGCTCCGCCAGGATATTGAGTATCTGTGTAAGTTCCACCAAACAAGTCAGGACCATTCTCAAATGGGTATGGTGCGACATTGTTCTCTGAAATCATTTCTTCCAGAACTGTTTCGTCTTGATCAGTGCCCTCATTGAAAATAGCTGCCATCCAATTCTCAGGAGATGCACCAGCTGCATCAGCAGCATCATCAGGGGTGTTCGGGTCCAAAACATTTGGCAGACCTCGAGATGCAGCATATCCTTCTATCAAAGATACTGCATTCAAAGCCGAGGCTCCACCACCGGGGAAATTGGCGCCTACAGCAATTACTTCCATTTCCCTAGTTCCCGCAGCTGCATTAGCTGCGGTCGGGTCAGTCCATACGAACTTCGATGGTTCCCATTCGCCCGGTTTTCCAACAACACCAGAACCACTGAGTGGTAGTAGATTGACAGCGTATCCCGCTGCATGGTGTGTTGAATCAGCATAAATCTTGAAGTCCAAGAATTTTGGTCTAACAGATTCAGTTTCAGCAAGAGCTTCATTATTCATCTTTTGCCATGTTCTAAATCCTTTAGTCCATGCGTTGTTCATGACCCAAGTATTTGGCAATCTACTAATAGAAATTGCCCCTTGGATTCCTGAAACGTTCAATACTTTGAAACCAGCAGCAGCCCAGTTTAATCCCTGCCGATAAAATCGCCGATTAATAATCGAAGCGAATTGACTGAAATCAAGGAATTTCGATGAGGCAGTATTCCCTTGGATCGGGAAAGACATTGCAAATGTCATAACTGAGGGCTCAATTTTATTCTTCATGCGTCGTGAACGGCGTGCCATAAATTCATGCTGTGGTATAGGGTCATTAATCATTTCCCCCGTAGCGCCAGCGGTCAAGAAGTTCTTCGACCTCCCTAC